CAAGCCAGTCAACGCTTGAGTCAATCGCGGCAATTCGCGTAAAAACAAACGTTGTTCATCCAGAAGATACCACGCTCACAATCCAGTCAACGGCAGGTAACGCAGAGACTGGAACCGAGATGAAATTCAACGTCATGGCGAGCCGGAAAATGATCTGGTGGGATGGCACAACTATTCGCGGCTGGAATGCTGCAACAAAAACAGAGATACCAGCAGACCTGCGCTCCAGTGAGTTTGCAGCGGATGGTATTTTGCATAACTACATCGTGATTGGCGGCGGCTCAGTTGATGAAATTGACGTTGATGAGCTTTACGCAATCCACGATAAGGTTTACGCAATAAATCCAGACCTGACAAAGTGTTCAATCACATTTGACGATGCTGACCAGGCGCTAGGGGATCGCGTCAAGACACTGGCTCTGTTGCTTGATGTTGACACCAGCTATGATGGGATCAAGGAGTTCTTCGTCAGAGACGAACCAAGAGGCATTGTCGTCGCTCAGTTTGACGCTTATAACCTTGCTGACGACCAATACAGCAAAACATACTCGTTCATGCTCAAAGACCAATACACAGGAGTAAGGCTTGAGTGGGTGGATGTGAGCGACAAAAACAAGAAGCGCTACATCAACCTAGCTCTAGATGGCAGCGGAAACATTATCGAGTCTGACAGCTTCCACCCCAAGGAGATCAAATTCCTTGGTTGCGGTAACGAAACTCAGGCAATGCACAGGGCAAAACTTGAGTTCAATAAACTGATTCACCAAAACGAGTCAGTAACGTTTAACGTTGTGGACGATGGCTTCATCCCAAGATTCGGAGACATGGTGCGATTCGTTGAGTATGCAGACGAATACGTGGTAAATGGCGAGGTTATTGGCATATCTGGCAACACCTACACCTCAAGCGCGTGGCTTGGCGACTTGGAGGTAGGAGTAACTTACTGGGCGACATGCAACAAAGCTAATGGGAAAACAACTGATTGGGTTGAGCTGGTTTCATGGAATGAGCAATCATTCACAACATCATCGCCAATGACTGGAGCATACGTTGCAGACCAGATTAACAGCCAAGTTGGGAGCCGCTTTATTATCCGCACCACAGCAGAGAAAGAAGCTGATTTGTACGTAATAACTGACAAACAACCATCTTCTGGCGGAACGGTGAAAATATCCTGCATCAACTACGACGAGCGTACATACCAGAATGTGTGATTTCGGAGATGCGGTTTGGGCCGCATCTAAATCAACTGGAACAAGGTGCGAGTTCGGATATGCAGAAGGATCGCAGCTATGCGCAATACTGATTGGCGACACATCATGGTGTCGCCTTGATAGCGCAGATGAAACATGGCCGTTGCGACTAAACGCATGGCTCGAATGGTATAATCCAACAAACACAAACGAGGATTAGAGATGTCTACTCGGTATAACACTGGAAATCCAATTGAATCTACAGATGTGCGAGACATGTCTGATAACGCAAAGAATTTTGATGAGTTCTCCAACTCTATGTCTGATTCATTCTCCGACAGGTTTGGTCTCGACAGGCAAACCATTGAGGGATCCATTCGCAAGGCTGGCTTTCAGCCTGCGCCATTCGATTTCGTCACTGGCGGGACGCTTGTTCCAGGTGATCGCAATAAAGCTGTTTTCAATCCATCCCCGTCAGGAGATGACAACTGGTATGCGTGGCAGGGAGCGCTCCCAAAGGTAATTTCACCAATCTCAACTCCAGCAACCACCGGAGGATTTGGTGAAATCGCGTGGAAGCCTGTAACCAATAACATCCTAGCGCCAACGGTTAGAGAGGCAATTCGCCGCAGCTATGCAGTGGTTGGCCTCGACCTGGTTGATGGGAGCTTCCAGAGTGGGTTCACGCTTGCAGCTGCGAGCGACGTCGCGCTTGATGAGGTAACCGGGAAAGCGTACTCATGGGGTGGTACTCTACCAAAGGATGCACCAGCAAACAGCACCCCCGCATCGACTGGTGGGTTTGGCGTTACTGCATGGAACGCAATGGCAGCCAACGGCAAGAGAGAGATTGCATATCTTGAGGATTTCCTCCCTGACCTCCTTGGTGTTACTGACTACTCATCAATAGTGCAGCGTGTTGTAGACTCGTCGAATATTGTTATGTTCGGCAAGGGCCGCTGCAAGATCTCAACCGTAAACTGGCCGACAGCCGCCACAGTCATTGGCGTCGGGAACGAATCAGTTTTTGTTGTTAGTAGCGACACTGACGTACTTGCTATCCCAGCGGGTGGTCGCTTTAGCAACTTCTCCGTTGAAATTACAAATGCTGCGTACTCAAAAGATATACTCAAAATATCAACATCCTACTTGGCTGCAACATCAACTGGGCTGGAAAATGACGATTTAGCTGATGTGCATGACATATCAATAAGGGCTACAGCAATCCCACCCGGATCAGCAAGTCTTAACTGCAACACAATAAAACTATTGGCAGACGCCAATGGCAAGGGTGTGTACAAGCACCGGTTCCACAACATTGATATGCACCGATGTGGGAGGCCGGTAGATATCGAAACAACAGGCACAGATGCGTGGGTAAACTCTAACTTTATAACAGGAATCACAGCATTCGCCACGAACGGCGTGGTTAAAATGCGGAACAACGGAACTAACTCCGAGATTCGCGACAACACCATCGAGGTAAATTTCCAGAATGATATTAATTTCCCTGGCCCATTAGTATATGACATTCCAACGACATCCAGCATAAAAGACAATAAGATCGGCGGGTACGTCTGGGATGTTATCGCCAACCAGACGGCATCAGGCGGGTGTAAATACGGTAACGCCGGGCTTAACATAGTCAGCAGCCCGATGACCAGTAGTAATTCGTTCGACGGCAATTATTTGTACCTGGGTAGCCTATCAGACTCGGAAGGTATCTCGTTCGTTGACCTATCCATCAGTCGCTATGCACAGGGAGTGGATACATTGAAGATCGCTGTTGTGGCGGGTGCTCCAAACATCAGATACCACAACACAACTCAGAGCCTCGGATTGGATTTTCGCTATCAGAAGATAGGCAACATAATCTACCTATTCATGAAGGCCGCAGTCGTCTATCTGGATGTTGCTGTTACCAATAGTGCCGGCTTCACTCCGTGGTTTTATACGTCTGCGCTCGCATCCGTTCCGAACTCTTCAGCAATGCCACTGCCAGCATCAAGGAAGCCAGTTACAGCTAGCAGTGCGGGTTCCATTACTGGATTTAATTTTCTTCTATCCATGACAGACAGGCTAAGGGTCGGAGAGATAACAGATATCAACCAAATACCTATAGGTGGTACTGAGAGAGGGCTAACAGCCTTTACTTGTGCTGGAACAGTGGTAGGGCTGCCGTCTGCCAATCAGGTTGGTTGTCTGTTTTTTGATAAAGGCAACATCACCGGGGCCAACAATTACGGCTCTAACATTATTGCGTTCAGTCAAGACGGAGACATCCTTGTCAGGACGTACCAAAACGGCTGGCAAGCCTGGAAGAAAGTATCAATGACTGCATACCCGTAAAGCTCAAGCCCCTTCACTGGGGCTTAAATTTTTCTTGAAACCTAATCAGTCTATCTCTATCGCCAAGCAGCTCTCTTGCGTTGTGCCTTATTGCTTCTGGAGCTTGCTCCGGTGACTCTATGCGCATCAGTGGCGAAGGTGGCACCATTAGGTCACTCGGTATCGCCGGACAGGCCGTAGGCGGCATTGATGAGGTCGAGCAGCCCGCTATCAGCAACACACTTAGCGGTATCGGGATTTTTGATGCGGTCACGGTAAATCACCTCCTTCTCGATTACTTTGATGATTCGGGTTTGTGCTTTCTTAGATTGTTCCACAGCTAGCTGTAAGTCGCGAGTTGCCAACTGACCTTGCAGCGTGAACAACTCACTCCATTGCTTGTTGTGCTGCTTTGCTTGCTCTGATTCAATCTCTGCTGTTGCGGTTGATTGACCATGCAGGTATGCGCCATACAGAGAGCCACAAAAAAGGCTGATTGATACGGCCAGTATTGTTAGTTTTGTTCCCACAGTTCACCACCTACAGGAAGATTTATAAACAGCTTTTGCGCATCGCGAACCGAGATTGTGCCAAGGCAGACATCACGCTCTGCATTGCGGCGAATCCAGATGCCGTGACACCCGCTTGCCTGCTTTGAGCAGTCAGTTTTAACTCCATCAATCTTGGCGTACTTCCACATCAAGATTGCATTGCAAGCGCCTTTCGTGTCGCCTGATTTTAGCTTGCGCATGATGGTTGAGTTAGCCAGTCCAGACTCTCCGATATTGAAAGCCAAGTCAGTGAGCGCCACCTTCTCGCGCACCTTCAAATCATAAGGCACATCTTGCAGTGGCCTGCTGTGATTGGCTATTTCCTTTTCCTTGGCAAGGCGGCACCATTCAGGAGTAACTTCCATGCCTATATAAACGCCTTTGGTGATCCCGTCGCATATTGTTGGGATACCAACGGGGTCTAGATAAGCCTTGGTGATCACCTTGCCTGACGACTCAAAATAAGCGGTCATTGATGCAACCATCGCCATTGCAACTGAGCCACCTACAACTAGGTTTCGTTTATTTTTCATGGTTTCTTTGGTGGTTCCTGAGTTGGCTTTTTGCCATTAAGGCATGGAGCATAACCCCACGCCGGGTCTTTGCTAATCAGGCAGTTGACGCAACTACACATCACTCAACCTCCACATCTTGCAGCGCGTACACCGCACCAGAAATAATCACGTAATGCTCAGTGACTTTCTCTACAACTCCGATAGAGTTAATTCCGAAAAAGTCAGGAGTGTTAAATTCGATTTCTTCGCCTAGCAGGCTTTCAAATAGTTGCTTTCTTGTCATCTTTGTTCAGGTTGTTTTTGTTTATATGCTCGCGGCGCGACTCTTGCACCCGCTCCATTTCAAGCTCCAGAAGATGAAGGCACAGGTCATGCCGTTGCATCAGCGAAAGATTCTCATCAGCCATAATCCTAGCAGTCGCATCACGATACATCATAAACGCTTAACTCCCTTTCTTCCTCGTTATCAACTACGGCATCAATCCGCATTCCCGCCAATGTGCAGAACTTTATTCTGCTTCGTATCCACTTTCGGCGCTTGTCGTTGCACACGTAATTCAGTGCGCTACGATAGTAATCAACAGCAAGGTAATACATGCGATCACCTTCTGCTCTGCGGGCCATATCCATCAATGCAGGAAAGTTAGCTTGCATCCTCACTCTCCAGTTCGATTGCTCTCGCAATGGATTGATAGGCTTCTTTTAGGTCGGTTAGCTTGTCCTTGTGTCCGCGATTGCCAGGCATCAGCAGCTTCTTGATTGCGTGCTGAGTAGCTGGATTTGTCACGTTGAATGCCATCAACACATCGTAAACATCTACAACTTCCTTTCCTATGCGCCGTGAATATTTAGACTCAAGCCTTGCCATAAACATCTCCATAAAGTATTTCATCAAAGATACGCCACGGAGATCGCAAGGTCAATAAAAATGGGGCGCCAGGCCCCATTGTCACATGCAGTTAAGAATTGAGCGATACTGAAGTCCGATTGGAGCAAACGGGATTTGCTCGTCGAATTCCTGATAACCACCCTGAGGCTGCTGCGTCTGTTGCTGTGGTCGCTGCATCCCGCCACTAGCTTGAGCATAACCGTTTTGCTGTGGACGCTGCTGCGGCTGTTGCTGGTAGCCTTGCTGCTGTTGCTGGCCTTGTGCTTGTGGTGCGCCAGCAGTTCCAATGAACCCGATTGACGCATCAATCAGCTCGATGCTCAGAGAAAGCCCGTTATCACCTTGGAATTGCTTGATAGCCAGCTTCTGGCCTGTTACCTCGACGATAGACCCAGCCACAAGAGCGGACTGGTAGAACTCTACCTGACGCTGCTGCTTGGCGAAAATCACACATTCGTAATTGGTGTAGGCGTCTTGCTTTGTCTGGCGATCATAATACTTCACACCGCCGCGAATGCCGAATCCAACGCTCTCACCAGCCTGAAACTGCGTAGCGTCCTTGTTCAGCTTGAATGTTACTGTCGTTGCCATTTCCTAGCCCTCAATTTGTGAATGATGATTGTGATCCAATGTCACTTGATAATCAATGATGTTTTCCCGTCCTTGACGGTAGCGCCTGCAATCTCTTCACCAGCCAAGATGCGCCGCTTGATTTCCAGCTTGTTAGGCTTAACAACGGTTTCGTACTCAACCAAATCAACAGGGATTGCCATTGGGTCTGTGATTTCTACAACCTTGCTGGCGGCTCGAAGTGTAACCTCGTGCACTCCGGCGCGAACCTTCTTCATTTCAGCCTGAATCATGCAATCGGCGATGTACTGTCTCAGGCGTTCAACCTTGCTGGTGATTGCCTTAGCTCGTTCGTTGAGTGATGTAGCCTCTTCTTTGAGTGAGTCAGCATAAGCCGACTCGTTTTTGCATAGCGCCAAGATTGCTGCAACTTTGTCGGTGAACTCGCCTTCGATGCCTTCCAGTGTGTCAGCGATAAGCTCTGGCGGCAAATCCTCGCTCATCAGGGCGGCGTATTCGTTGGCGATTTTGTAAAGTTCGG